CCTAGAAACGATCTAAGATTGTTTCCCTTAGAGTCAAGGCCTTACGACCCTGACACCCACGACAACTTATAGGATAAAGGAGGATCACGAGGGATAACACCCAGGCGACCATCACCTGCCCCATAAATCGCGCTAGCTAGTACCACGTCGGGTTTCCAGTTGCTCCAGCTTAGATAGGCTGGGATGGCTATAACCCCTCGGAAGTACCTGATTCCGTGTTTCCACTTGAAGTTCCACTCGTCGGACACGTCACTGTGTAAGACGCAGTCCCCGAGAAATTCGGGACCACGACAGGACCGCAACCGTGTAGGCAAGCACCCAAAAAGGATGCTGCGACTACGCCAGCGGCGACCCTTATCGAGGGTCGAAAGTCTCTTTTCGAGGTGGAACGTTTGGTTGATCCACGGAAATAGTGCTTCAGGTTCATAAACGGGCCTCTTCAGAAAGATTGGTCGGACATCGATACCCGCAAGGGCGTCGACACCGCACGACTCTCTGAATTGTACGGGGCCAACAAAGGTTTTATCCTTGTTGGTCTCGAACCCAAAGAACCGAAGCATTACGATTGCACCACTAGCAAGATGGTCGGGTATGATGATATCATCGCCAAAGACGAATAGATCATCACCCAGCACCCCTGAAGCGCCACTTCTCGTCAGAAAAACTGACAATAGTGCGGCAAAAATCAGTGTTTCAAGCTCGAAAGTGTAACCGTTCCCCATGCTGGAGAATTTCTCCAGCCGGACCCACCTCCCATCTACGTAAGTAAATGGACTACGAAGAGCAGAAAGCTCTTTGTACCAGGCGGGCGGCATCACGAGCCTGACAAGCTCATGACACACGGTGTCGCTAGCGTTGCTGAGGTCAATCGTTGCAAACTTCCCATCGAGAGAGCTCTCACGAGCGACTCGACGGTGTACGTCTGCAGCGACTGAAAGGTCCCACCCGGTCGACGCCTTTAGGCGTCGACGTAGGGCAGTCCCAAGTCCTAACTGAAAGAAAACGTTAATCGCTGGTTCAACAGCGATTGCGCGGTCGGTCAGAGAGTTCTTAGGAACAGTGAGGAAACGATTTCCTCTAGACCATTCAAGACCTCTACCTTGCTCCTGGCTCACCCTACCCCACTTCGTTTGAAGGAAGGGCAGGATATACCAGAAAGCATTGGTAGTCAGCGTGGGCTTCGAACTCATTTTATCGGGCACTGTCGTGAGACGGCCCCGATCCTGATAAGTCGCACCAGGACCAAACCTCCCTTGAATTGAATCAAGGGAAGGTGGCCTATCACCAACCCAACTAGCGATCTTTTTTCGTACGTCAGCCAAAAAGGCTGACATACCCCTTAGAACCGAATCCGATGTGTCAATCGGATATCGGAAAGGGGAGAGTCGCTCATTGGATAGGTAACACGATCTCTCGGCTTGCCACCACCTTTCAAGGGCAGTGGCTCGCTTATCGATACCAGGGATACGAAGGTCTTCACGCTTTGAAAACAAAGCGATAGCCTGAGCATCCCTGAGGTATCGGGCGGGATCGCAGTAGGTACGTGGATCTGCCTTCATAGACAAAATCCCAGCAATGTCACCGTAGCGATATTTAATCGCTACGGAAAGAGACACTGCTGTATCAAGGTCCTCCAAAAGGAGAAGGACGTATCGCGAAGAAGTATTCAGCGACATACACACTCCTGGTTACGGTTAAGGTCGGAAAAGGATCAGACCGGAGCGTAACCAGCCTGCATCGCGCTCTTGACGAGCGCGGAGGCCAGAAGGTTCATGCCCTGCGCGACAGCCTCGTTGAGACTGGTCGCAGGGATGCCCTGAGGGAGCGTGATGACGCCGGTACAAACGACGCGGTCCTTCGACTGGTACAGCGTAGTGGTCGAGTCCTGGACGGCATACGGAAAAGCCAGCTCAAAGCTGACTTGCCGCGCCGTTTTCGAACCGTTCCACTTGCTCGCCAGCTTGAAAGACGACCGGAGACCGACAGGCAGGCCGGCGGTATTACCAGTGTCCTGACGCCACACAGCAGGAGTGCCATCGGCACCTGCTGCGGTGACTTCATCGAACACGATATCGGTAGTACCGTCGTTCTTTTTGACGGTGATTGACGCCATGGAAGGCATAAGGTTCTCCAAGCACTAATTGTGCGAAAGGGAAGAAGCTAACGTTTGAGCTGTTGCACTACGAGGGAAACCGCCGTAGCAGCACGACTCAAAGAGGGAAGCTTCAGTTTCTTAACCTCTAGATCCACGCCACTCAGAGAAGTGACGCGGCTCGTCTCAACATAGTCAATACCCCAAGACCTAGGCGCGTAGACATGATACGGTGCTTTATGCACGTACCAGCCCACGGCCTGAGCCTTGACGGTATCTGTATGGAAAGTCGAGTCGAGGGACATTCCAGCGAAGTCCGAGAACGAACGGAGAAAATCTCCGACGTTAACGAACCAGTCTACGACAAACGAGAAAGGGACGACCTCCCAAGCCAAGGAAGCCGGGTTTAAAAGCCCGAATTGCTCAAGCGAGTGGAGGCCAGCGTTCGTAATTGCTTTCACGCGAGCACCCTGCACGGAGGATATGCGAGCCAACACACGAGTGTGTATGGTCCACGCATAATAATCCCACAGGATAGCAGACGTGTCTTCAACACGTGACGCCTTTCCCTTCTCGAAGTGGAAGCTCTTCACCGGGTTATTCACCACGTCACAGGCATCATAGATGTCGTGAACGAGAGGAACCCACCCGAAGTGAAACTCGAGCCAGTTCGACGCGAAAGATTTGCTCGACGATACACGAGCCGGAAGATATTTCATCTTCAAGGTGTGCATCGCCGAGACAAAGTTCCCACGCCGGACGTGCCGAGCTGCAACCATGAGAGTTGACGCCGCTGAACTGATCATGCTGGAAGCTTGACCGAATTCAACAAAGTTAACCCCTAGACCGGCGGAACTATAGAGAGACCCACGCAACTTCTCGTAAGAGCGGTTGGCGGTCTCAGTATAGTTCGGCGACCAGGTCGGGGGATAGACGTCTGCGCCCCAAGATTGACTACCGAGGCCATCACCAACAATGGAAAAACGAGTTTTCCCAATGTAATGGTGGTACGGAAGGTTCAGATTAAAGGGTTTCTGCTGACGGTAACGATGTTTAGAGTCCCACAAAGTGTAGTTCCCTTGTCCATCATTACGCTGAACAAGCGTAGTCCCTAGGTCTGTTATGGGTAGCATAGTCGTAGCCTCTCTCTAAAGTAAGAACCCTCTGCATCGCTTCACAGCGATGGGTTCAGACAGATACGTCCCGAAGAAGGTCAATCAGCAATACCGAAAGAACGATAAGTTCCTCAAGAATGTTGAAAGACTA